GCCAGTGACGGGGACCGCGCCTACAACCACGCCGTGGTCAACACCACGCTGGCAGCCGGGTCAACGCCCAAGGATCAAATGCAGACCGCTCAGGCGGCCATGGCGGAACACGGCGTTTCCGCAGGGCATCTGCCGGAGTCGGGCGGCCAGATTTTGCCGCGCGGTCGGGTCATGTACGGCATGGCCCGAAAAACCATGCGGGAAGCGTCTCAGGCTTCGGATAGCTCGTGGTCCATCCAGAACGGTGTGGCACAGGTCATACCGACACAAGGATATTTGCCGGGTGAGGCCGTTGTCCTCACAGCCCAGACCGGTCTCATCGGCCAGCCCGAGCAGACCAATGACGGCATCAAGGTCCGCGCCCTGATCAACTCCCGGTTCCGGGTCGGCGGACGTATCAAGCTGGACAATGCCTCCATCAAGGAATTTCGCACCGAAATCATTGTCGGGGCATTCAACAAGGCTCCGCGTCTGGACGACGACGGCCTGTACCGCATTCTGGGCGTGGATTTTTCCGGCGATACCAGAGGCAAGGACTGGTATGCGGATCTCATTTGCGTGGGCATCGACGATTCCGCGCCGGTCGGTTCCAAACTCGTAGACACCAACGGAGGCAGATAATGGATCGCAGAGAGCGTTTGGACGACTCTGTGGAGGCGTTTCGCGCGGCCATGGAAGGCTCGCTTGCCGAGACATGGACGACCCTGCCCGGCATCGTGCAATCGTATGATCCCGATGCCATGACAGTGACCGTGCAACCGGCCATACGCGGCAAAATCGAACGGCCGGACGGCTCAATGGTCTCCGTTGATCTGCCTCTGCTGGTGGACGTGCCTGTCCTGTATCAGGGCGGTGGCGATTTTGTCATTACCATGCCCGTTGCAAAGGGGGACGAGTGCGTTGTGGTCTTTGCCGATCGCTGCATTGACGGCTGGTGGCAATCAGGCGGCGTGGCCGATCCCCTGGAGTCAAGGATGCACAATCTCTCCGATGGATTCGCCTTTGTCGGGCCGTATTCCCAACCTCGCAGGATAGGCAACGTAAGCTCCACGGACGTGCAGCTACGGACCAAGGACGGCAAGGCCAGCGTGACGATGCAGCCGGATTATACCATCACGGCCACAAATCCGGAGGCGACTCTCACCATGACGCCGGACGGCGATATCTCCGGCGTGGCCTCCCAACGTATCCGCTTACAGGCCCCGGTACTTGACCTCGCCGCCAACGCCATCAACATGGCCAGTCTTGACGGCGGCAAGGCCAAGGCCAAAATCGTGGGCGACATCGAGCAGGACGGAAGCCACACCACCACCGGCGATCAGGTCGCGGACGGCGTGAGCCAGCGCAGTCATCGCCACAAGGACAGCCAACCCGGCAACGGCACAACCGGAGTACCGGCATGAGATACCGCAAGTGGAAGGACGGAACCGATATCCAGTTCGGGCATGGCGATGCCGACTATTGGATAGACGATCCCAGAGGCGTGGCTCAGGCCGTGGTGTCGCGACTCCGCCTGCTCGCCGGCGAGTGGTTTCTGGACCTCACGGAAGGCACTCCGTACGTGGGCGGGGTTTTCGGCAAGCAGACCAGAGAGAGTTACGATCCGGTCATTCGCGCCCGTATTCTGGATACCGATGGCGTCACCGCCATCACCAAGTATGAGTCAAGTTTTGACGGCGATACCCGCAAGTTAACCGTCTACGTCAAGATCGATACCCGGTACGGCCCGGCGACCATTGAGGAGGTACTGTAGTGGCCATGCTCGCATATATTGATAAAAATGGTTTTCACATGCCGACATACCCTGACGTGCTGGCAAGGCGAAAGGCTGATTTCCGGGGGATTTTCGGGGAGGATGTCTACCTTGAAGCCGATGCCCAGGAAGGGCAGATGGTTGTCGCCTATGCCAATGTCGAATTCGACTGTTATCAACTGGCACAGTCCGTTTATAATTCCTTCAGCCCTCACTCCGCTCAGGGTGTGGGGTTGTCCCGTCAGGTCAAGATCAACGGCATCAAGCGTCATGAGGAGACCTACTCCAAAGTTGATCTGCGCATCGTCGGGCAGCCCGGCACCACCATCCTTGGTGGCATGGCCAAGGACAAGGCCGATCAGATTTGGTTGCTCCCTGCCACGGTGGTTATCCCGCTTTCCGGAGAAATCACTATTACGGCGACTGCCAAAGAACCCGGCGCAGTGCAGGCCGCATCAGGAGAGGTCAATATCATCGCAACCCCTCTGCGCGGTTGGCAGTCCGTCAACAATCCGCTGGCAGCCGTGCCGGGGGTGCCGGGAGAAAAGGATGGGCCGTTGCGTAACCGGCAACGCATCTCGACGGCGTTACCGTCCAAGACCGTACTGGAGGGCATGGCCGGTGCCGTGGGCAACCTTAAAAACGTGACCCGGTTCAAGCCTTACGAAAATGACACCAAACAGGTGGATGCCAACGGCATGCCGCCCAACAGCGTGACCATGGTGGTGGAAGGCGGCGACGCAACCGAGATCGCGACGACGATGGCCCGGAAGAAAACGCCGGGTGCCGCGTTCGTCGGCAATGTGTCCAAGGTCGTGCCGGATCGATACGGCATGCCTATGGTGGTAAGGTTTTATCGTTCCTCCAACGTAGCGCTGACCATACGCATCCAGATCACGCCCTTGGCCGGTTTCGTTTCTGCAACCGCGGAGGCCATAAAAAAGCAGCTTGCCGACTACATCAACACGCTGGATATCGGCGAAGACGTCCTTATTTCCAAGCTCTACACGCCCATTAACAAGGCTGAGCCGATCGAAGGCCAGCGCACCTTTGATGTCACGGCCTTAACCATTGCCCGACACGGCCAAACACTGGGGGCCAGCAACGTCTCTATCCTCCATACCGAGGTCGCTGCTTGCGATGTAGCCGACATTGATATTCCGGGAGTCTAGGCATGGCGAAATCCTCTCTTGATACCTATCTCGGCATCATCACCTCGCTCTACCGGGACCAACCCCGGTTCATGGGACTTTGCACGGCCCTTATCAAGCCGCTGGTGAAGCTGCAACGCGTTCTGGAGGATATCCGCGCCGGTTTCGATCTGGACGACGGCGTGGGCGTGCAGTTGGATCAGGTTGGCGAGTGGGTAGGCCGTAGCCGCTATCTGGATACGCCTCTGACGGGCGTCTACTTTGCCTGGGGTGAGGATGGTGTCGGCTGGCAACAAGGGACGTGGAAAGGGCCGTATGACCCCACAACCGGGATGGTAGCCTTGCCCGACGAGCATTACCGGACGTTACTGCGCGGCAAGATCGCTGCCAACGTATGGGACGGCAGCACCGACGGGGCGTATGACATTTGGGAGGCCGTGTTCGGCGAGACCGGCATGTCCGTGGTGATTCAGGACAATCAGGACATGACCATGACCGTTGCCATCACCGGCACCCGACCGGATGCCGTGACCAGGGCGTTATTGGTCGGCGGGTACATCCCGCTCAAGCCGTCCGGCGTCAGTATTGACCACTACGCCATCGCCCCCGATGGCGCACCGCTTTTCGTTTGGGGAGCGGATACCGATAAATTAACAGGCTGGGGCCTAGGTGCCTGGCCGGAAACTCTCACGACATAAGGAGACGACGATGGCCACAAACGAGATTTATCCTTTCGGCACGGGCGGCACTGTCAACGACAAAGACGTCATGTCTTTGGCTGACTACCTTGCCGACCCGCAACGGGTGGCCGGGCACCAGCTCGGCATCGCACGGCGTGACCTGATGAATATGGTCCTGCGGCAAAGTACACATATGGCGGCAGGACTGGCTCAGTTTATCGCTAATCGATACTCAGCCGGGGTGAAAGATGATGGAGACCTGAACAAGATTGAAGCAGGATTGGCGGCTGTCATTGCCGAAATGATTGCGTCTGCCAGCCCTGATTTATCAGGTATTACGTCCCACATCGGGAACAAAAGCAACCCTCATGCCGTGACCAAATCGCAAATTGGTTTGGGCAATCTGCCCAATGCCAAATCAGATAGCGTATCGTCCAATTCTTCAAGCCAGCTCGCGACCTCCAAAGCCGTTAAAACCGCTTATGACAAAGCCGCTGCTGGATTTGACGGCAAACTGACGCGCATATCCACGCGCAGTTCCACCGGTACATGGACTCTAACGGGCCTCACTCCGGGGAGGCTTGTCCATCTGGGGTTTAGCGGGACTCTTGCCTATCTCAATGTCACAGGCGGCAGCTTAGATAAAAGGGCCAATGACGGCATCTTTTCGGCAATTGGGGCGACTAACGGCAACAACGGCTACGCGCTCAGCGGCGCAATCAGACCTGATTTACCGACTGTAACCATCCAAATAGTAACGATTGATGGCACACTGCGCGCATACCAATAAGGAGAGGAAATGAAAGTATTTTATGACGGCGAAACTATTATTAATGTCGAGGATGGTTGTCCATCCATTGCCCGGCTGGAAAATGCTGGAGCCGAAGAACTGCCTTCCAATCTTTTTGGTGGGTTGGAGCGATACGCCAACAAGGATAATACCCGTAAAGTTGGTGACAATTGGGATTTTAACACGCAAGAGGTCCTGAAACAGGTGAAAACGGAGGTACGCTTTGACCGGGATCGTTTGCTGGAGGCCTCGGACAAGTCTCAGTTGGCCGATATGCCCATGAGCGACGAAAAACGTTCAGAATGGCGGCGGTATCGTCAGGCCTTGCGCGACATTCCTGCCCAGTCCGGCTTTCCGCTTAAAGTGATCTGGCCGCAAGCCCCCGGAGAATAACCATGGAAGCCGGTCATTTTGACATAACGATACAGCAGGGCGCGCCTTTCGAAATGCACTTTGCCCACAAGGCCAGCCCTGTTTCTCCGGCCATGGACCTGAGTGACCGGACCTATCGCGGTGCGGTCTTTAACCTGTCAGGAGACAAGGTGGCCGATCTCCATTTTGACACCACCCTCAACGGCGGCACACTCTGCAAGGTCTGGCTCACGCACCACGATACCGAGGCGCTCACTCAATCCGGGGCCTACGAGATTGAGTACGAGATCGGCGGCGTCCCCTACAAACAGCAGCGCGGCGAAGTCCGGCTGATCAAGGAGCTGCTATGAGCCAAATCCTTGAGATCACCGTCCATGGACAGACGGAAATAATTGAGGTCTTTACCACGCCGATCGTCATGCAGGGCGGTAGCGGTTCCGGCACTCCCGGCCCTGCGGGTAAATCTGCGTACGAGCTGGCCGTCATGGGCGGTTACTCCGGCACGCAGTCTCAATGGCTGGCATC